GTTTTTAGATGGTGACGAGGCACAACAACCCGTAATGATGGGAACGATTGCGGGTAAACCATCGTCAAATGCACAAACAAAAGCAAAACAGGTTCAAGTAAATGCAGAAACAAACACATTAAAAGACAGTAGAAATAAAATAGTATATGACCAACGAGGTAATACTATTAATACTGCCACAGTAAAATTAGATGCAACGGAAACTTTACTACCTTTAAAATCTCAAGATTTAACAAAATTAACTAAAGCACTTGGCGATAATTTATCAGCAGGTGTGTATACTAAAGTTGGCGATAACGGTGAATTGGGAAAATATCAATTATCTCTATCCACGCTAATTGATCTTGGATATTTACGAAGACCGGCTGGGGGAATTATTACTAGTGATATAGCAGATACCGATTCAAATTGGACAAATAAAGGCGGCATAAAATCTAAAAGTGCCTTTTTAGCTAGCACAACTGTTCAAGAAACAGCAATGTTTGATTATACAAAAAATAACTATGATACGTTAGTTAGGTTGGGCAAGATAAAAGAAACAGATAACTATCAAGTTGTTGGTGGACTTTTGGCATCTGCTCACGTAATAGGCGTAAAAAATTCTGACAAGTTGGATAAAAAAACAAATGCTGGCACAAAGGCGCGAGACTTTTTTACTATTGGCAATTCTATATTGGGTGGAGACTCTACAGAGTTTCTTAGAACATATGAAGAAGCGGGCAATTATTTACCAAATACATCTACACTAAATAATGAAGAGTTGTCTAAGGTAAGAGGGTTTGAAGATCCAAATAAAAAATATCCAAAATTTGAATATGCTGGGTTATCCGATGTTAATAAACTTGCAGTAGGTAATAGGTCTCATTTATCTTTTCAAGTAAAAGAAAATAATAAGATAGAAAATATACAATTGGCAAAAACATCTCAAACTTGGGATGAGCCAGAATCGGCATTTGCAGGAAATTACCCATATAATCAAGTAATAGAAACAGAAGCCGGCCATGTAATAGAAATAGATAGTACACCTAATGCTGAAAGAATACAGGTGTTCCACAAAAAAGGAACCTACATTGAAATAGATGTTAATGGTTCAATGGTTAGAAAAACGGTAGGCGAAAATTATGAGATAATGGATCGTAATAATTTTGTTTATGTTAAAGGCGCTCATTGTTTAACGGTTGAAGGTAAAACAAGTATATTAGTCAAGGACAATGCTGTTATAGAAGTTGAGGGAGATTTGTCGGTAACAGGACACGGCGATACTTTAGTTCAATCTGCAGGCAATATGGCCGTAGTTGCAGAAACAGCGATTGTAACTGCAAAAAAAGGTATAGATATTGCATCAGAAGGTGCTATCAATATACAAGGAAAAAGTATAAGCATGAGATCTAGCGGCGGCGCAATTAATATTAAATCTAGTGCCGACTTAAATCTTCAGTCTAGTTCTACTGGCACATTAAGTTTAAAAGGTGGATTGACATTATTAATTGATGCTGCAATAATAAAAACAAAAATGGGTGCTAATATTATAAAAGCAATCGCATTGGGTGTATTAACGCCGCCAAAAAAGAAGACACCCAATACTACACAAATACCTGTATTGCAAAGAAAAGCTTTAAATGATGATTCATTCTTATTCGATTCCGCAGAACCAGAAGCGGATGCATATAATAAGCAAAGAGAAGCAGCAGGTGAAATATCAAACGATATTCAACTAACTCCTAAAGCGTCAGACCTGGCTACTACTAGGAGTTTTGGTGGTACATCGAACGCAAAAATATTACAAGCAGATTGTGAGATATGCACTAAGTTTAATAACAGTTTTCCTAGATCATTTAAATTATCAAAATCGTTTACTCTTGGCAATTTGTTAGTTGGAAAATTTGGACCAGCCTTGCAAGCACAACGAGGATTGCAGGAGCAAGATATTGTTTGTAATCTAATACAGTTGGCGGAAAATGTTTTGGAGCCGATTAATGCAAAATATCCGGGGATGATTATTAGTAGCGGATTTAGAATTGGCACAAATGGTAGCGATCATGGAATAGGTGCTGCTGCAGATTTAGTTTGGCCAAATAAAAAAATTAGCGATATTAAGGATATTGCAGCTTGGATTACAGCAAACGTGCCCCACAGACAAGTTCTTTTAGAATATGAAACATATGAAGGAACAGATAAAATTAGAGTTGCATGGATACACGTTGCTTTCTTATCTGACAAAGGCTCATTGGTAAAATCAACAAAAGCGCCTGTTCAAACATTTGTGAACCATCAATCCAAATACAATAAATTGGTAAATCTAGGTTAATAAATATCAATTATGGCAACACAAAAATCGATAAAAACTTTTGTAGATTTGGATCTTTCGTTCAAAGTCAACCCCTTTACCAAAGACCTATATCTAAAAACAGATGAAGAGGCAGTTAAAACAGCTTTAAAACATCTAATACAAACACGAAATTTTGAAAGACCTTTTCACCCTGAGATAGGGACACAAGTACATTCATTGTTATTTGAAAACTTTTCGCCAGCAGTAAAACTTGCAATGGAAAGAACTATACAGCAATCAATAACAAAATTTGAAACAAGAGTTAGATTAATAGAGGTGAATGTTTCGGAAACAGTTGAAGAGAACGATTTACTTGTGAATATAGTATTTGCTTTAAAGAATACAGACAATCCAATAACAATTACAACTTTACTAAGTAGAGTACGATAAATGGCAAATTACAGATTAGCAGAATTAGACTTTGATGATATTAAAGTCAATCTCAAACAATTTTTAACAAACTATAGAGATAAAGATAATAATCTTATTTTTAAAGATTATGATTTTGAAGCATCTAGTTTATCTATACTTATAGATTTGTTATCATACAATACACATTATAATGCGTACTTGGCAAATATGGTCGCAAATGAAATGTTTTTAGATTCTGTTGTGAAAAGAGCATCTGCAGTATCGATTGCAAAACATTTAGGATATAGACCATTATCTTATAGAAGTGCTAAAGCAAAAGTTTCATTCACAATTAATAATCCGGTAGATACCCCTCCAATTTTAACACTGCCTAAGTTTTCACCGTTTACTACAACAATTAATAATACTCAGTATACTTTTTCAAACTTAGATTCAATAACAATAAAACCAACAAATGGTGTTTATACATTTACGGATGTTGAGATAGTAGAGGGAGAGGCATTAAGTTATGTTTATAGAGTTGATGTTTCTGGTCCTGAAGAAAAATATACAATACCAAATAAAAATATAGATACAACTACAATTAGAGTAACTGTTCAAAATTCGTACACTGATCTAACAACTCAAAGTTATACTCTAACAGATAATTTAGAAGCATTATCGTCTGAATCAAAAGTGTTTTTCTTAGAAGAAAATCCATCTGGTTTCTATGAAATATTCTTCGGTGACAATGTTTTGGGCAAGAGATTGGTATCTGGCAATTTAGTAAAAATTGAATACTTAATTAGTAATGGTTCCGCTTGTAATGTATCTGGAGAGATAGAACAAAGATTTTCGTTGGGGGCTCTTGTAGGCGGTGTTAATTTGGGGTCTACTATAATAGCAGCAACAAACTCAACGGGCGGTGCTGAACCAGACACACTAGAAGACATTAAATTTAAAGCTCCTCGTTTCCTATCTTCATTCAATAGAGCAGTAACAGCAAAAGATTATAAGGCAATTATTGAATCAAATTATCCGTTGGTTGAATCTGTATCGGTTTGGGGCGGAGAAGAAAACATCCCACCAAAATATGGTAAAGTTATTATTTCATTGAAGCCATATTTTGGTTACACTATTAATACAGAACTTAAAAATAAAATATTACAAGACATTTTGCAAGATAAAAAAATAATGTCTATCATACCTGAATTTGTTGACCCAAATTATCTACATATTACATTAGACACAAAAGTAAAATTCGATCCCGCAAATTCAAGATATACTACACCCGAAATACAAATCTTAGTTAAAGCAAAAATTGAGGAATATTTTTCTACAGAACTACAAAAATTTGATAGAGATTTTGTGTATTCTAAATTATCTAAAACAATAGATTCAATTAACTCATCTATTGTTGGTAACGTAACAAATTTTAGAATTCATAAAAGAATAACGCCCGTAGTCAATATATCAAATAGTTATACCGGCGCAACAATTATAAAATTTGCAAATAAATTATTATCAGGAAGCATACAGTCTACGGGGTTTTATTACGAAATAAATGATGAGATAAAGGCGGTATATTTTAAAGATGTGCTAACAACGTCTGGTACTAGCAAATTAAATTTATATGATCTATATGAAGATAGTTTATTGGTATCATCACTGGGAACCGTTGATTATATTAATGGAACAATAACTATTGCAGTTTTAACACCTGCAGGTTATATTGAAAATACTAACGATATTCGATTCTATGCTAAAATTGAAGAATTGGATATTAACGCAACAAAAGATTTAATACTTATTATAGATGATGGCACATTAGATACAACATCCAAACGTGTAGCTGGGTTAACAGTAACAGTAACAACACAATAAAATGGCAGAAAATATTTTTGCGCTCGATGCATTATTGGGCCCTTTAAAATTATACGGGACATCTAGACCCGAAAGTTTTGCTGGCTATCAAGAAGGATGGTTTTATCCGTTATACACTACACGTAAAGAAGCAATACAAGCGGATATAGATAGAACAGGCAAAGGCATTTATCAAACACTAACATTCTATGGTAGAACAGGTGAATTTTATATTCCCGATAGTTTTAAGAATTTAGCACAATTAAAAGATCCTTTAATTTATACCTTGCACGATGGCAATGGTGCAGAAAATCCCTTTAAACGAATACAAAATAGATTGTCGATTTTAGTTGAGGATCAATTACCAGATTTTATACAATCCGACTATGGAATGTTTGTTACATTTATAAAAGCATATTATGAATTTTTAGAACAAAACAATCAAGCGCAGGAAATACTACAAGACATTTCTAAATACGCCGACATAGATGAAACAACAGAAAATTTAGTTACTAGATTTATTCAAAATTATGCAAGCGATTTAACTGTTTCTAACAGTGCAAACAACAGGTTGTTAATAAAGAAAATACGAGAAATCTATAGCAAAAAAGGAACTGAGCCGGCATATAGATTATTGTTCAATGTTTTGTATAGAGAATCTATAGATTTCTTCTATCCTTATGATATAGTTTTAAAATCATCTGATGGAAAATTGATTACTCCGAGAGCCTTACGGGTTAAACAAATTACCGGTAGACAAAACATTTTTGATTTTGAAAATACTGAAATAGTAGGTATAACGTCAAAGGCAAAGGCAATTGTCAATAAAGTAATCAAAATTGATTTAAACGGATTTGATGTATATGAACTAATGCTAGATACAACTAGTATTATTGGAGAGTTTTTAGCAGACGAACAAATTACGGCAACAAAAACTATATTACTCACGGGCGAACAATTCACAACAACTAAATTAACCGCAAGACTATATTCAATTGTTAGTAGAATAGATATTGTTGACGGTGGGTTGGGTTATAAAAAAGACAATGTAATAACTATTACTGACGGGACAGGTATTCTTGCAAAAGCAAAAATTAATAGTGTAAATAGATTTGGTTCAATCACAAATATAGAAATTATTGAACCTGGATTAAATTATAGCGCAAATACAATAATTGTGCCCGGGTTACCCACTGAATCTTTAACAGGGACATATATTGTTAAAAATGGACAAGTTACACTAACATTCCCACAACAACACGGGTTGGTCAGAGAAAAGAATATAAACGCATATTATACCGGCAATGTGTTTAGTCCAATTGACAACACTTCACATAATGCTGTAATTACATCTATTCCAAATGTAAGATCAATTAGATACAAATATCCTGGATTTTAAATGGCAACGTATACTCTATCAACAACTTCATCTACGGTAAACGAAGGTTCCAATGTAACAATTATATTGGATACTGTCGGCGTACCTAATAACACATTGGTGCCATTTACAATTACGGGTACTGGTATAGGTACAGATGATTTTACCGGGTTAACTTCGTTGTCTGGAAATTTTAATGTTCGTAGCAATCAAGGCAAAATAACTTTAGATACCAAGAAAGATTTAAAAACAGAATTTGATGAAACATTTGTTTTAAGATTGACTGCTTCCGGTGGCAATGAAAATATTGGCATTATTATAAA